CGCCCGTGCGCTCTCCTGAGGATATCCTGTGGCTCCAAGCCTATAGCCAGGAAGCGATTACGATTGAGACGTTTGGTACCGATGCCAGCCAACCCACCTATCGACGGCCCACGATGTATCGCTTGCATACCGGCGGGGTGACCGAGAGTGTGGATCGCGAGCCGCCACGAATTGGGACCCTTGTCCATGGCTCGCGGGTGCTCCATGTGCCCGGCGCGTTGCAACTCGATGAGGATATCTATGGGCTCCCGATCTTAGAAGCGGTCTATAACAAGCTCGTCGATCTCCTCAAGGTCGTTGGGGGCAGTGCGGAGATGTTCTGGCGCGATAGTAAGCGCCGGATCGCCCTGGAGGTCCAGGAGGGCTATCAGCTGAGCCCGGATGATGCCGCCGTGTTGCAGACGGAAGTGGAAGAGTATGAGCATGGCCTGCGTGATTTCTTGCGGCTCATGGGCGTCACCGCGAAAGACTTGAGCGGCGTTGTCGCGAGTCCCAAGGACCATTTCGAGGTCATCATGCAGTCAATTGCCGGGGCGGTGCGTATCCCGATGCGGAAGCTCGTAGGGAGTGAGGTAGGGCAGCTGGCCAGTACGCAAGATGAGAGCGCTCACCTCCAAGAAATCGGTCGGCGGCAAGTGAAGTACGCTGAGTCCCGGCTGGTTCGTCCCCTCGCGCAACGATTCATCGACCTCGGCGCCCTGCCAGAGCCGCAGCAGCGCTTTACCTGCGACTGGGGCAATATCTGGGCGCTATCGGAACTTCAGCAAGCGGTCATCACGAAGGACCGGGCCACGGCGATTAATCAGGTGATGGCGGCGATTGCGCAGTACCGCGGGCCGGGACAGGGCGATAGCGTGATTACCACGGAGGAGTTGCGGGCGTTGCTGGCGACGGTCTGGCAGAGTTCCGAGCTAGAGTTGCCCACGGCATTACCGCCTGAGATTGTCGCGATGGACGAGATGCGGGCCGAATTAGAAGCTGTGGCGCTGAGTGAGCCGGCCGCCGTGACGCAGGATCTGTAAGTATGCTTTCCATGCCAACCTTTCTCGCATTGGAGTGGCTCGAATTGCCACGCACCATGCGCGGATATGAGGATGAGACGTGTGTGTTTCCGCAGGAGGCCTGCGAAGTCATTGTGCGGCTTGACCGAGAAACGGCAGACTTTTCCCATCTGCTTCGACACCAGGTACGCATCGATGGGCGCTGCTATAGGTGCCTGTTGGTCAATCGGTTTGCCCATGTTCCGCCCTATCGCGTTGGTGAGCATGTGGGGCTTATTGTTGTCCCTGAAGCCCAGGAGCCGGTGCCAGCAGTGGAGTTGTAACACTGCATGGGACCAGGAGGAAACATCTATGCCTCTGCGTCCCTGTGTATTGCCGAATGGCAAGGTAGATATGCGCGCTGTCCCGTTATGCCGTTGCGCACGTGCGGTTGGGCTCGCTGGCGGATGTTGTGGACTATGCGGTGGCGGGATTCCTGAGCACTCCCATCCACCCCACGAATCCGCGGTGGCCCGGGAGCTCTACGTATGGAACAGCGATCCAGAGGTGCAGCGGATTGCGCAATGGTTGAAAGATAATCCGCATGAATGACGCGGTCTATCCCTGCCTCACGCAGACCCTCCCAGGAAGGAATGCTATGGCGCTGAAGATAGAGATGTCGGAGGAGTTGCTGTCCTATGAGACCGTCACCCAGCGGTGGGGCGCTTCGCCGGCCTTGCCGGCTTTTCGGTGGATAGATGGGATAACCGCTGAGGGGTATGTCCCCGCATGGGTCACACTTGAAACAGTCGCCTACTGGTCGACTCCCTTTGTGTCGGACACCAGGGACGTGACGATGCAGTGCTATCGAGTCACTGCGATTCCTGATACGTGTATCAAGAACCTGGGGGTACGGCTTCCTTCAGAGGCTACCGTTCATGTGTATCATGTTGAACCGATACGCTTGACCGTCAAGGAGGTTCTGGCCTTACTCGTGCAGCAACCGCCCGATGCGTTGGTCTATCTCGAGGGCTGTGATTGTATCGATACGGTGGATGGTCTGACGTATAATGCCAAGGACCATAGTGTGCTGCTTACGCGCACGAATGAAAATGCGCTCCATGGGAGTTGGTGACAGTATTATGCCCTTCACCATGACGCTCACCTCTACCCCACCGCCTCGCGTCTTCGTGTCCCGCCTGCCTGCCTGGCGTCGCCTCCTTGCGCTCGCCGATGCCGCCGCCACGAAGCTTACGACGCTGTGGAGTGGCCTCTTCACGGATGCCCGTGGGGCGGTGCGTATCGAAACATTAGCCAGTACACTAGAGGCGCCGAACATCCTCGAGGCGCAGGCCCTGGTATCGCAGACGTGGCATGTGGCGGTCGAGCTACCCGCACGGCGCATCCTCCCGGTCCTCGCGACAGAAACGGTGCAGGATGCCGGGCGACTGATGGGGCCGACTGTCAGTCGGTTGACCGGGCAGGCGGTGACATATACAACCGGCTTGCCAGAGACGGCGCACTGGGTGAATGAATACGTCGGGACGCAGATTCGCGATATCAGTGCGACGACGCTCAAAATGGTGCAACAGGTCTTGCGGGAAGGCTGGCAGGCAGGGACAGCTCCGAGAGCACTGGCCCGACAGTTGCGGGGCGTGATTGGACTGACGCCCCGGCAGCAGCGGGCCATCGAGCGATTGCGTGGGCGGCTGGAGGCGCAAGGGCAGACGGCGATGCAAGTACAGCGGAGTGTCGAGCAGGCGACGAGGCAGGCCATCAAGTATCGGGCGGAGACGATTGCCCGGAGTGAATCGGTCACGCTTGCCAATAGAGGGTCTTTTGAGACTATGCAAACGGCTATAAAAAGCGGGTTTGTTGATGGTAATAGAGTGCGACGCTATTGGTTAGTAACGGAAGAGACTGCTTGCCCAAATATCTGCGCCCCTATTCCTGGGATGAATCCAGATGGTGTTGGGCCAGATGAAGCATTCCATACTCCTGTTGGTCCATTGTTATACCCCATAGCTCATCCGAGATGTCGATGCTCTACAATAGTGAAACTCCAAGACTTATAACGATGGTGCCTTGATGCGCTCTCCCTCCTGCGTAGCCTTGCTCAGTGTGCTTCAAGCGCATGGCCTCACCTATGCGCTCCTGGAGCGCCTCGCGACGCATTGCCAACAGGAGAAGACCGGCGCTTTCATCTTCCATACGCACGAGGGGCAGATCATGGCGTATGAAGAACACCACAAGAGCCGCGTGGCACGGCTGGAGTCAGATGGGATGGTACGCATCAAGGGGGAGCCCTGATATGACGGATGTGTGTGGCTGGTTACTGGCAGGGTGTCTCGGCATACTGTGGGGCATTGGGTCCGCCGTGAGGCATAGCCCGACGCTCAGCAATGCCGAACTCCATGCCCAGGCGCAGTTCTTCAACCGCGTGCATTGGAAGGAATACTGCCTCATCGTGGGCGGCGTGGTCTGGCTCCTGGCTGAGCGATGGCTTGCGCCATGACAAACCTGCCAATGACCTGGGGTGAGATATTTGCTCTTGATGATGATGCGCTGAATCTCGCTATTGAGACACACTGTACAACACACCAGTGGCATCGCGAGTATTGTAGTAAGAGTAATGCCGTTGTCTGGGTGCTTTGGCACCCTGATTACTTTGGTCCTCAGTATTCGAGCCTACCGCACTTTTTTTATACGACCTCTTGGGATCACTGCATGGCGCTGGCCTGGAAGTATCAACTCGCCATCCATCCTTCATCGAGTAAGGAATATGGATATGTGTGTTATGATCCTACCCCTTCCTCTACAGCACTGTTTTTCCCCACTGAGGGAGAGGCCCGCAAGGCCGTTTGTCAACTGGCTCTCTGGCAGGCAGTCCAGCAGAAGAAAAACGAAGCGCCATGATGACGCGTGAGCCGCTTCTGTCGTGTCGGTGTATGCATCGCGACATTGCGATTGACTATGACGATACGCGGTCTTTACCCTGGCGCGTGCAGTGCGGGAATTGCGCGATGGCGGCGAGCGCTGGGACGATAGACAAGACCGTAGATCTCTGGAACGCACTCCAATCAGGGCTTCCCATCCCTCTTCCACTGGGACAGTGGAGACGCCCTGTCTAAACACGCCTTGACAAAAGTGTTGTGTGTCTACGATACTTGTAGGCCTGCATTTCGAGGTTGCGTTGCTGTGCTAAGGTGTTGGTGCCGGATAGAGCAGTTGGCAAGCTCGCGACGCTCATAACGTCGAGGTCACGGGTTCAAGTCCCGTTCCGGCTATGTCGAGACAGATTGCCGCTAGGTAACTAGCGAGCTTTGGGTACCAGTTAGGCTGCCCCCACTTTCCCGAGTGGTCCTCGGAGGTGGGGGCATTTTTTTTGGTGGACGAGGATGCCTCCCTTTACGCCAGCCATGGCCCATCGACACAAGCACGGTCTCAGTGCGCGACAAGCCCGTCAATGGGCCGCCGTTGCGCGGAGTGCCTATGCTACGTGCAAGCGGGACGGTGGCTCAGATGCGTCCTGTGAATCATCCGCCATTCGTCAGGCATCGGGCGCAGTCGGGGAACCCGAACTCTCTACGGAGCGCCGCTTTACTGTCAATCTGGCCCTGACCGTCCCGCCGTCCCGTCTCACCCTCAATAATCGCGAATATCTCACCGCGCCAGCCGTGCTCCTTGTTGAAGGGGTGTTGAACGGCGGGTATGTCCCAGGGGAATCGCTTGTGGCGCAGGACTGGAATGGCATTCCCGTGGTATGCAATCACCCGATCGGGGCCGATGGCGCGGCGATGAGCGCCCGGAGCCCGGAAGTCTTGGCGGCTTGCGGCGTGGGGCATTTGTATCGTGCGCGGTTGGGGACAGGCCAGCGAGCCGGGCAGGCGGTCCGTAGCTTGCAGGCCGAAATTTGGGTGGATATTGCGCAAGCGCAGCACTGCGGCGCCGAAGCGCAACAAGCCATGCTGATGCTCGAAAGTCAGCAACAGCTTGAGGTATCTACGGGATTTTACTCCGATGCCGTGCGGGAACGGGGCAGTGCCTATGGGGTGCCATATACCGAGGTCTTGTATAACCTCCGCCCGGATCATCTGGCCCTGCTCCCTAATGGCATTGGGGCGTGTTCGTGGGAGAATGGCGGCTGTGGGACGCCCCGGCTTCAAGAACACTCCTGTACGTGTCCGCCTGACCATCCCTGTACCTGTGAGGAAGGAGAACTGATGGATCATGACGAAGAGACGCCTCGCGGCTGGCGGGGGTTTGTGCAGGTACTCCGCACCTTCCTGCGCACCGAAGAGGCCGCAGAACCTGATGAGGCCGATCCTCCCCCGGTAACGGTTCCTGCGGAGCCTGAAGGGGAGGAGGCTGACGAGAACAACGAGGATGCCGAGACGCCAGCGGCTGTGCTCATTGTGGAGCAGACTGATAC